CTTTTTAAATTTATTAATCCAAAATTGAAAGTCTATAATATTGCCGATCGCAGACAATTGCTCATCACTTAATTTTTTTAACATGTCCTTACCATTATTAGAATTTAATATTAGCCAAGGGCTTACTTTACCATCTTTAATATCAAATGTAACACGGTTAAGACTAACGTACAAGAAGTAATGATTCCACACACTATTATTCTTTTCAGCCCATGACATCATGTGGCTAATACTACGTTCCAAAGCAGTTTCTACATTTTCTGTTTTAATCAAATGTAGTACATACTTTTCATACAATTCATCACGACACCAGTGATCTAATTTAACGCCACTAGTAACTACATAATGAATAAACTTATCAGGGTACAACGGATTAACATTAGATACGAAAGATCCAAATTTTACAAAAGCATTATAATACGGACTGCGAGCAAAATCTTCATAAGTCTTATCAGCTCTAGCATTTTGACTCATACGATAAAATTTATTGTATGTATCATAAGCTAACACTACATGTCTTTCAGTTTTAGCTAGAGCCCGGCGTTTTTGCTCACAAACATGTACAGCAAGAGTTTTTTCCTTGCTAAACTTATGTCCGCAGTGCTGACAAGTATATGTTTGAATTTCTGCTAGCGCCATCATTTGAATTTTTTTGTAATTACAGAGTCTTCCATGCCGTAGTGTTTAGCAAGATCCTTTAATTCTTTATCAGTTACCATAGTTGCTAGTAGCTCGATCTCATCTACTTTACGATTAGGATAAATTTCTGATAAAAACTTTACCTTCTTGCTGTTACTACCCGTTTTCTTCTTATTGCCAATCCATTCATGGAAGAATTGTGTTTTGTTGTCATAACTACACATACACAATAATAACCATAATAGTTTAGGATGCTTTTGTAAAGTATTCCAATGTTTGTTGAAATACTCATTTACAGTTAATACAAAATGCCTCTGAACATCTCTATCGCTAGTCTTGGCACTGCTAATATACCGATTCAATATAAAGAATTCGCTTTTCAAACTCTTTTGTTGATCCGGCTCCATAGCATCCCATAATTCTCGGATATTTTGATCAACTGCTAGGATCTTTTCTTTAAGCTCTATCTTTTCACTCATGAGTTTCTTTACTTAGTTTATAAAGCATTATAGCACGATCCAGTGTGTGTTGTAAAGCAGGATTGGTTCTCGCAACAATTTCAACATCGTGCCAATTAACAGATCCAGTTACTGGATAATCCATTCCAATAACTCGTCTGTCAACTGATCCAAATTCTCTAGCATATACAGTGCCATTGTCGCGCTCGTATATGTATGTCACACCTTCTTTAAGACTTCCCACAGTAATACTCCTTATTAGTTACAGTATTTTATCTAATTGGATAATTTCACTTTGTCTACTGATTTCTTTTACGAAATACGCACAGTTTGGTTTTTCCTGAAAGCGAGTTGGCACAGCTAATAACTGGCCGTTTTTCATTTTAGGAAAATACCATTTGACATCGTTATAAAAATTAACAATCTCGATCTTCTTAAATTCTACTCTAAAACTACTCAGTGGATTAAAAATTAGTGCTTCGAATCCGCGATCATTTAGACTAGTCAGTGGTAAAATTTCAATATCACTTGCCGCTGAACTGTCGCCTACTGCTATACTCCAATCTATTGGCATTGTTACTTCATCATCTCCAATACGCAATACCATTGCTGGACTGTTAAAAGATTCTAAGAAAATTAACGGCATAAAGAAAAAGTCTGGCTCTTTAGGATCGCTATTATCTAATACAGCAAATCTAGTACTGTCATCTACTTCGTCAGGTAAATTGTTTAATGAAAACGTCTTGTTATCTAGTGTTAATATCTGCATAATTCCTTATTTGTGCCAATCTATCTTTTCAATCGTGAACGGATACTTGGCATCTTTGTAAAATTTCTTCCTTTCAGTAAGGTGCCGCTTGGCATACTTACATGTGGACGTAATGTCCCAGATCTGGACGAAGTCTTTATCTTCTGCTTTTCTAATGCCTCGCCCAATACTCTGTATAACTCTTGTAAAGCTCTTTCCGGACTCAAGAAGAACCAAATTAAAAATACGGGGGATATTAATACCCACAGCGGCCACACCATAAGTCGCCACAATAATCTTATTAGTACTTGTTTTAATTTCGTCATACTCTTCCTTTCTGTCCTTAGTCTTCACTTCGCCTGATATGAAAACGCTATCTTCGATTTCATTGATTAAAAATTTGCCTGAGTCGATTCTATTAACTAGAACTAATGTGTTGCCTGTGAGTGATATTTCTTTAATTACTTTACTAATATAAATCATCCTGTCATCATCTGTAACAAGATATTTTAATTCGTCGCTATATGCTTTAAATTCTGGTAAGTCGATAAGCTGTAATACTTTAACGTGGCAAGCAGACAGTACTCCGATTTCTTGTAACTCGTGTGCTTTAATCCCGCCAACAACTGGTCCGATACTGGCAAATATTTGCTCATACTCAAATGCTTCCTTAGGAACAGTTCCAGTCAATCCCCAACGAATCGGAGCATTACATAAATTCTGTGTAAGTAGATTTTTTAATACTTCTGCCTTAGCCATGTGAACTTCGTCAACAATTACAGTGCGAACACCGTCGAGAAATTCTGCTAATGTTACAATGTCATGTTCGCTGTTTTTACTTTTCTTATCTAGAATATTAAGACTTTGCCATGTACAAATAGTATGTGTTTTGTTTAAATCTTTACGATCACCGTAGTAAACTCCAACGTCTAACCCAACGTTGATAAAATCTTCCTCGGTCTGTTCTACCAAAGACTTATTAGGAACGATAATAATACTACGTCCGTATTTTTCTGAAAGATGGCTAAGTGTAGCAGTAGTAATTGTCTTTCCAGCACCAGTAGCAATCTCTTGAAGACTTTGCGTATTAACTAGAAATGTATTAATGGCATCAACTTGGTAGTCTCGCAACATAATAGGTTTGCCAGCATCAATATGACCCTTAGGCCATACTTTTCCTAAATCAGCCCAGTAAGTTTCTGTTACTGGAGTAAATTCAATCTTTGGAGTTGTACGTAAGTCTTCAACTTCGTCGATGTCTATGTTTAAGTTAGTCAGTACGTTTAAAATAGTCTCTAGCTGACTCAAAAAACCGTTACCACCCAAGCCAAACATACTAACTTTTCCATCCCATCTGCCTAACTTAACTGCTGGATGATATCGTGCGTATGGGTTTTCGTACTTGAACGTGTTAGTTAATTTCTTACGAGCATCTAACGCCAGACCTTCTAGTTTAATATTAACTTCATCCCGAATAACTAATTTTACTCCCATAATGCTCTGCTCTCGATAATTGGCTGTGTATCAGTGTACGAAATTATCAAGTCACAATAATTGGCATACACTGCTGTCTTTGTTTGTTTTAATGTATTGCCGATGGTTATTACACTCATAGGCTTCCAGTCAGTTTTTAGGAAAAATTTCGGAATTTTTCCATTCTGAACTCCAACAATCTTAGTGCTGGAATCCAAGTTATAATTATATCCTCTGTCAGCTATCAACTTATTAAAGCTAGCGCCGTGCTCGTCATTAGGTAATCTAAAATAAATTCCCACTTGATCAAAAATACCGTTTCCTTCAAGACTTTCGTTCAAAAGTTCTAATTCTTCGAAACATTTCTTATGGTCATTACTGTCGAATATCATCAGTGTTGGTAACCGTTGTAATTTTAACAGACTCGATATAACTTGGTCAAGACGTACTTCTTTTTTATTAACCCAGACTTTACTACCGGTTCGATTGGCAATTGTTTCAGTCAGATTTTCTGGTGTTTTTCGAGGTTTTTCTAAGATATACTGATACCTGACGCTTCGATCATTAATGATGTTTTCGTCGATGGCAGTTTCTAATCCAAGGTCGGCAGTAATCTGTTTTTGAAAGTTAGTATGGGTGATGTTGGTAATAAAATATTGACTGCGAACATCAGTTTCAGACCAAGATTTTATAATATTATAGAAATCCAACAATTTTTGATCAATATCAAATCCAAGAGGAGTTAGCTCTTCAACCAGTACAACTATATTCTTTTCGGTAAGGTCAGCTCGATAATATTTGCCTGCGTGTTGCTGGAAAAATCCAGTAATGCGTTTGCTTATGCCGTTAAGCATTTTGCGAATTGCTGAAGAAAACGCAAATTCGACCACAATCTGTGCTTCAGCAGAATCGATGAACAATTTCTTAGTTCTATCAACTATTCTAAATGATTGCGACCAAGTAGGCGCTTCTAACAAAAGAGATAGTTGTGGTTTCGATGAAGTGAAGTTATTGATATTTTCACTTAAAATCTTAATTAATAGTCTACCTTGATTTTCTGTTATAAAAGTCGGTGTTGTGATAAGTTTAGCCAAGCTCTTCAATACCTTAAGATCTCTCTCAGGTATTGCTTCTAATTCTTGTGCGTTATCAGCGAGTAATTTTAATAGAAGTTTATCTAGGTTCGTCATAATACTATTGTACATATCATAATAACAGAAGTCAACCTTTTAGCAAAAAAATAGGCCCTAATATTATTTAAGGCCTATGTGATACAATTTGAGTAAATCGATTAAATGCTTGCGTCTTCCATACCTGCGACACGCAATTTCACAATGTTGGTGATTTGCCATTGTTTTTGATCAAGAGCTTTAGTAATGCCAAGCCACTTGTTACGTAGCAAGGCAAACTCGTTAATGATCTTTTCAAAGTCTACAACATCCGATTCACCTTCGACGAATTTTTCACAATCTCTACTACTTAGAGCACGTTGATAGCTCTCTAAGTATTTTCGAAAGTGCTGACTCTTAAGTCTTCGAAGTTCAATGTTCAAGTACTCTAGGATAGCTTCAATTTCTTGTAGTTGAGCAAACCGTTGCTCGACAATGCCAGGCATATTGGCTGCGGCTTTTTCAACATTACCCGAGATACGGCATTCTTTTCTAGCTTCGTCTAATTCAAGATTGAAATAGTCTACTGCATCTGGGATATAAGAAATATCTTTACTAACCTTAACGTACCACATTAAAAATCCAATTCTTTAAAATCTTCATCATCTTCGGAATCTTCATCGAGGTAATACTCGATAGCATGATCCAGTGTTTCGTCAACACCGGTAGATGATTGTAGAACTTTGTCGCTAACTCCATGGTCAGCTAGCAAGTCTACATATCTCTCGGCTACTAGTTCTAGTTGTTTCTTATCGATATAGTCTGCAAACAGTAACCATACGTCACCGATTTGTGTTTCATTCAACATTCTCGTCTATCTCCTCTGGAATGGTAGTTGTAGTTTCAGTTTTGATATGGAATTTCGCCATGATCATATCTAATTTATCATCTTTCCATTCTTTTCGGTAGAATTTGAATTCCTCGCCAGTCTCTGGATCGATCCACTTCAAACGATTGCCTTCTTGTTTTAGTAGTCCTTGTTTTTCAAACATATCCACTAAACCTGAATAAGGATTCATACCTGTTGAGTATGGAATCTTAATCTGAAGCGTTTCAAACGGCTTAGAGTAACGAGTCTTCATAATCTTACATGAAGCACGGATACCATTTACTTCTGATACCTTGTTACCATCTTCGTCTTCTTTCAACTTCAACTTCTTCATAGCAACTACGATAGAACTTGCGTAAACGAACCCTTGACCACCACTGATTTTGTCATCTGGATCAAACATATCTTGGCTTGCGTATGTGTGATTTGTACAAACCATACCTACGTTGTAATTACCAAACATGTTAACACAGTTACGAACTAATGAGGTTAATGCTTTAGGTTTACGACCCATGTCACCCTTCATATCGCCAGCTTGGAACTGGTTAATGTCAGTAGGGGTAAGCAACATACCCAGGCTATCTATGATAAACATGACCTTAGGACGTTCGTTCATTGCCTTATACTCGTCCATGAATTCATGAATAGTCTTAGCAACGTCATCAATCATAGCCATGTTAAGTTTAAGCAATTTGTCTTCACTAGTATCAACGCCAAGGTCTTTTAACCATTTCTCGTCAAGTGCGTTTTCACTATCGATTAAGATACAGTAAATGCCTTGCTCTTGTGCGTTTTTAATAATGTTTCCCGAGCAAATATAGCTCTTGCCAGCACCTGACTCGCCAGCAAATACAGTAACCTTACCCAAAGGAATACCTTTGTTCCAGTCACCTGAGATTAGGTAGTTAAGCGCAAAGTTACCTGTGCTAACCCAATCAGTTGGGTCGTTAAACCCAATGCCTAGACCGTCAATAGACTTAGTCAAGGTCTTACGAAATTTCGATAAATCGAAGGCTTTTGTTGCCATATTGTTTTTCTCCTAATAGATAACTCGGGCGTACAACTAAGTTGCAGAGGCCCAAGCCGTGTTTTACTTCTGACGATTACGAATCATTGCCAAGATGTCTTGAGCACGACTGTCACCACCTGCGTCAGCTTTTGGAGCTGGATCGTTTGGGGTTTGAGTCATTGCTGGAGAATCATCTTCATCGTGTGAAGCAGTAGGAGCAGGCGCCGGTGTTGGTGCTGGTGCTGCCTTAGGAGCAGATGCCTTCTGTGGATCACCTGTGTTCTGGCTCATGCCAGCTGGCTTAAAGTATTGTCCCCAACGTTCCATATCATATGGTTCGCCATCGACTGATGCTTCAAACATTTCCTTCATTACCTTCAACT